CGGCGATAGCAGGTGCCGCGCTCGCTGCCCGGGGTGTTGGTGTAGATGACTTTCATGCTGATCTCCTGCGCAGGGCGCCAGGCCGGCGCCCCGCATCATGGGGTCAAGGGGTGGCGGTGCCGCTGATGACCGCGGCGAACGGAACCTGCTTGCGGTCGAAGACGCGTTTCCAGTTGGCCGCCGAGGCGTACTGGGTGGCGCTCGGGCTCAGGTTGCGGTTCTCACTGCCCTGCCAGCTGAAGCCGGCCGGCTGGAGGATGTAGGTCTTGCGCTCCCACAGGACCTCTGCGCCGCCACCGTTGCCGCCATCGGGCTTGCGCTGCATCTCGACCGGCATGTGCGGGCTGCCCTCGCCATAGCCGAAGGCCCCCTGGCCGAAGAACAGCGACAGGTACTGGCCCGGCGCGTAGATCAGGGCGTCATCCATGAACACCGGCTTGCCCAGGTAGGTCGCCAGGATGATCTTGCCCTGCGAGTCGCGCAGGTACTCGATCATGTCCTGCTTCACCATCTGGTTCATGACGACTGAGTGCACGCCGATGGCGGCGAACATGTCCGCGGCGTCGCCAGCGGTGAAGGCGGCGTCCTGGAACGCATTGGCGCTGATCGAGGCGCCCGCATCCTTGACCATGTCGCCGCCGTTCTGGGCGATGTTGGCCGCGATGATGCCGCGACCGGCGCCCATCAGGTAGCGCTGCCACTGGCGGGTCCAGTAGGTGCCGAAGCGGTTGCGGATGTGCTGCATCGGCTCGGAGTTGGCCAGCTCAGCAGTCAGGTCGGAGACGCCGTACCCTTTGTTGAGGTAGAGGGTCCGGGCGCGCATGCTGCCCTGTTCGGCCTTGCCGACGGCGCCCAGGTCGTCGGCGTCATCGTTGGAGATGTTCGGCGCCTCGTCGGCGTCGAGATCTTGCCAGTAGCTGATCTCGGAGGTGCCCTGGCCGTTCTTGGCAATGTCGTCCAGGGTGGCCGAGCGGGTGATGATGCCCGACTCGTAAACGGCGGTCTTCTCTGGAGAGTTCACCGGCTCCAGGGTGCCGTAGTAGTCGGAAACGAAGATGTCCGACAGTTGGGTAGATGCCATGGGTTAGGTTCCTCGGGTGGCTTGGAGTTTTTTGTACGCGTCGGGGTTGTCACGGGCGATCGCAGCGCGCTCGGCCTCGGTGTACTCGCCCCATTTCTTCGTGGCCTTGCCACCGTTGTCGCCGGTCTGCCCGGCACCCTGAGCCCTTGGCCACAGGTGGGTAGCGGTTTCGCGCAGCGATTCCGCCCATTCGAGAGGAGACAGTGGGGTCTTGCCGTCCTTCCCGTACACGACTTCGCCGGCACGGTCGGTGGCGACAGGCTCGCCGTCCTCGCTCAGTTTGAAGGTGCCACGGGCGCGCAGGATGATGTCCTCGGCAGCCTCGGGCAGCGCGCCGGCCTTGATAGCGGCAGCGCGGATGGAGTCAGCCAGAACCTTGTCGCTGTACTTGGCAGCGAAGGCTTCGGCCTTGTCGGCGCGCTCGTTGGCGGCCTTGACCTGCTTGTCCAGGTCGGTGCGCAGGCGCTCGGTGCGGCGGCTGATGACTTCGTCGAGCTTGCCCTCGGCGATCAGCTTGGTCTCTTCGTCCTGGCCGGCCTTGGCCAGCAGGCCCTTGACCGCTTCGATGTCCAGGCCGTCAAACTGGCCCTTCAGCTTGTCCAGCTCGGCCTTGATGGCCTTGTTGGAGCCGATCAGCTCGGTGTTTTTGGTCTTGAGGCCCGAAACCTCGCCGTCCAGGAATTTCTGAACCTCGCCGCCCAGCGCTGCCTTGAGCGCGGCGGTCTGGCTTTCGTCGAGGGTGAGGCCGTGGGCGGCCGGGTCGAAGTCAAAAGGCATGTGGCGATCCCCTGGGGACTGATTGGCCCGCCTCGCGGGCATAAAAAAACCCGCCGAAGCGGGTTGTTTGATCACCTGGTCAACCAGGCATGAATCGGTAGGTGAACGGCGCCAATCGCTCCACCACGATTGGATCGCCTGGCTGTAGAGCAAACTTGTCAAGGAAGGCGGTTACCACATCCTTTTCTCTCCGACGGAAAAAGCGACTTCCCTCGATCTCGTCTTCGATTGTCGCTACATCACCGTAAATGACGAAGGCCTTTCTGTTAGCCGGCTGTGATTTGGTGGATCCACCGATGATGCACGGCTCGAACCAGTCGATGATGGAGGAGATCAGGATGTAATTCCGCTCAGCGTTGGTCCTAAGTTCAATCGTTCTTGATGCCATGTTTTCTCTCCGTCAAGGCGGAGATGTTATAGCTGGTGACAAGCAGTGAATCCACTTGTTTACAGACCTGCTCGGACAAACGCCAGCGGCTCTAACTCTTTGAGCTGGTCGAGCGTCAGCGACTTAAAGCTCTTGTCCAGCTGTAGAGCGGCGAAGCGCTCTGCTGTCAGCCCGCCATCGCGGAACAGCTTGCCGCGCACCGGCCCCAGCGCCGCGTCCTGGAAAGCCGCTGGCTGCGTTTTGAGCCATTGGTAGTAGCTGAGGCTGGCCGAAACCTGCCCGCCTCCGTCCGCGCCAACGGCGGCTCTTGTGGCACCCTGCCCGAACAGCGCCGACAACCTGGTGATCGGCGTGATGGTGGTCCGGCAGTGGATGTGGAATGGGGGGACAGGCCCCTTGCCCATCTCGAACTCGCGACCGTCGAGGCTCCGACACTGCACACTGGTCTTGCGGTCCAGGGTGGCGACAATCCGATAGCCAGGCACTACCTCGGCATTCGCCTTGAGCGTTTCCATGCGCGCGGTGGTGGCCACATGCTGGACTGCGGTCTGGACGACTGCCCGGGCGCTGCGGTTCGTGACCGCCAGCACACCGTCCGTGAAGTTCTGCGCCGCGGTACCGCGCACGGCCTGGGTGATCTCGGCGTTGGTCTGGCCCTGGACGACCCCCATCCGAATGGCGTTGGTTACCCTGTCCGCTTCGGTGCGCGTCCACCCGCTCAGGAAGGGCTTGAGCAGCTTTCCGCCATCCACCCCGGCCACCTGCAGCGGCTGCGTGTTGATCGCCGCCCGGATCAGGGAGTCAGTTGGCATGGCCGCGTCGATCAGCAGCGCCTTCGCCAGGCTGCGCCCCTCGAATGCAGCCTCGTACTGCGCGATATCCACCAGGTCGGACTGCATTCGGTCGCTGAAGGCCTTGTAGATCTCCAGCAGCTTGCCGCCAACCCGCCCCAGAAACTCCTCGAGTCGGCTCCGGCCGTAGGTGGTCAGTTCCTTGCGGGTGAGCTGGTCGCGAACGTGGGCGTCAGCGCGGCGCAGGTAGGTCTCGAACTTCTTGACCTCGCCGGCCTTCAGTCGCTCAAGCAGCACCGAGTGGCGGCTCACCTGCTCCAGCAGCTTCTCGTCCGCCGTTTGCTCCGGTTTCTTCGCCATCTTCTTTGTCCAGGTTCACGCCGCCCGCGCCGTGCTCGTCGCCGATCAATTCGGCTTCTACGTCGTAGGGGCGCTCGGGAAGCTTTCCGGTGGTGAGGTACTGCCAGTAAGTCTCGGCGCTGATGGTGCCGGCCATGACGCTCTTCTGCAGCTCGGCCAGCACCTGGGCGTTGACCTCTGGGATCACGAACTCAGGCTTGACCGTGAAGACGACCTCGTCCGGGTCGTAGCCTGTCCACTCCGCCGCATACCGCAGAGCCTGCTCGATGGCTGCGGCAGCGGTGATGACGATGCTGTGCAACGTGGCGTGCTGGTCGTTCTGGCGTGTCTTGCGGGCCTCGCCCGACTCGGTGCCTGACACGTCCATGACCTTGGCGCCTGCCTCAAGGGCTGCGTTCTTCTGGTCTTCCATCGCCGTGCGGACGGCTTCAATTCCGGCGCCCTGGAACTCCAGATAGCCGCATTGACCCTTCGGCCCGAGATCCCAGGCTGCAGATGGCCCGGTCACACTGAGCTCCACGCTCTCGTCCAGGCCGGATACCCACGGCTGCGGGTGGCTGGTTTGGTGCAGCGCCGTGAAGTAGTCGGCACTCAGCTGGTAGGACTTCAGCGCGGCCCGGGCCATGGTCAGCAGTGGGATCTCGTCCACGTCCGGCGAGTTGTCGGTTGAGCCGCAGTAGATGACCGGAATGTAGTCCAGGCCGCGCACCAGGTTGTTGCTGCCGTCGACGGTGCCCAGCGGCCGGTCGTCCTCGATCAGCTCGCCAGCCTCGTTGCGCACACCTGTGCGGCAAACCGCGCCGTCCATGTAGAACTCGCGGTAGACCGTCTCACATTCGTGGCTGTAGCGGTCCTGCTCCTTGCGCCTGAACTCGCGGAACACCGACAGCACCAGATCCTGCCGGCCGCCTTGGTCGGCGGTGTCCCAGTTGATGGCGTTGCGAACCGCATAGGTGGCGAAGTACGGCTGGCCCGTGTCATCGACGTTGACCACCAGTGGCACCCGGCCGTGGGAAATAGCCTGGCGCACGATCCGCAGGAACAGCTGGGTCAGGCCGAAGCCATCGGCCGTGGCGTTGTCCTCCAGCTCCTTCAGGCCCGCAGGCAGCTTCACCTCGGGTATCAGTCGCGAGACCAGGCCCATCATCGAGCGCAGCGAATCCCGCACCCAGTGTTCGTATTGGGCCCGGGCGGTGTAGTTCTGGTACAGGTAGGCATTGCCGGCGCCATCCAGCTTCTCTGCCTCGGTCATGCCGCTGGGCTTTGGCAGGTTGCGCGGACTGCGCTTGATAGCGCCCTCGCCCTCCAGGGCGTCATCCATCATCCGCCACTCTTCGATGTGAGCGTCGTAGTCTGGGTTGGTGGATTGAACAGGCATTACGCCAAACCTCCGATGCGGCGGGTGCCGGCGGACTGAGTCTTGATCGGGAACCGCTTGGCGATGAAGTAGCCGGCGGCGTCGTTCATGTGGTCGTGCCCTTTCTTGGGGTCCTTGTCCGGCTCACCCTTGTCGGTGTACGTCTGCCGCTCCAGGCACTGCGTAAGCTGCGGACACTGGTCAATGTTGACCTTCAGGCGCCGCTCCCCGTAGGTGTTGAGGAACATGGAGTTGACCGCGTTGATGCGATCCTTCACGCCGGGGTTCTGCGAGTCGACCACCACGGTGAAGCCGGCCTTCTTGAGCAGGGACAGGTCCGATTCGCTAGCGTTCTTGCTACTGGTGTTCTGGCCGCTGGCGTCTGGGTACACGGAGACGCTGTGGCCAGAAAATCGAACCTTGATCTTCTCGATCATCTCGGGCGTATCCCGCACCGAGTGGAACTCATCCAGCGCCAGCGGCAGGCCGTCCCGGACCACGTACACGACCGCGGCCATCTTCATGACGTTGAAGTCCATGCCGATGTGCACGGCCTCGCCCGGCTTGATGCGCTCGCTGGTGCGGCACTCGGCGCGGTCGAAGGTGTAGTACACCACCCCGGCGTAGTTCTCGAATCCGGCCTCGTATTCCTGGCGGAACGTGCGGGGGTCCATCTTGCGGCGGGCAGCGTCCAGCTCATCGGCCGGGACGTTGCCGCCCTGCAGCGAGGTGTACTGCCAGCTCTTGTGATCCGGCTCGCCGCCCGGCTGTCCGTCGCGGTAGGTGTCGTAGCAGTGGTTGAAGCCCTTCGGGGTCCCGATCCGCAGCGCATGCCCGCCCTTTCTCGACTCCCCGGTCTGGGGGATCGTGTACTGGCAGGTCGAGAGCATAGGCCTGAGCACTTCTTCCCAGGCTGCCCACGGGCAGTCCGCCCATTCGTCCACCAAGACGAAGAACAGGCCGGAGCCCCGCAAGTTGTCGTAATTGTCCAGGCCGACCACACGCATGATGTGGCCGGACTTGAGGGTAATCGAGCACTCGGTCTCGTTCGGTCGAGCTGCGCGCCAGGCCTCTGGGATGGCCTGCTTCAGCCGGCGCCAGAAGACCCGCTTGGCCTGCTTGAACGTTGGCGCGCCATACCAGATCTCGTCCTCGACGCTCACACCCCACTCCGCAGCCAGCCGGGCCGCGCGGCGCATCTCTGCCTTGCCGAGGAAGGTTTTGCCAAATCGACGCCCGCACACCGCATCACGGAAGCGCGCTTCAGGCTGAAAGCCCCAGACGTAGATGTTCGCCTGCTTCGGCGTCAACTTCACCGGCGGGTCATAGGTACGGGGTAGTCGGGACACCTTCGTCTGGCTCCAGCTTGTACTCAGCAACGGCGTGCTGCTGATCCGCCTGGGAGCCCAGGGGCTTGTCGGGTTCGATCTTGCGGTTGACGTACATGTCGCCGCATTCCTTTGCTGCCTGCTCGTACAGCTGGGCAGTCAACGCGAGGTTGCGCATGTTCTCGGCTTTCTCAGCCATTCGCCCAAGCCCGCGCAGCCGGAACGCTCGGTTGGCGATTGGGATGTCTGCCGTTTCTTCGCGAAAGCGCTTTCGGCATTCATGGAACAGGTCAGCCCACTTTTGGGCCAGGCCTCTGCCTGCATACTTGGTAGGGTCATGCGACTCGCACTGCTGGCGACTCACCTCGACCCCGAATTCCTTCTTGACGGCCTCCACCACCTGGCTGGGTGAATCGAAGCAGGCCAGAGCCTGAACAATGAAGGCTTTGACCTCGCTTCGTAGTGCTGCCATGGGTTTGTCATCCGTCAAAACCTGTCAAAAATCAGGCCGACTTGAGTAGGCAGGTTCCGCAGGCCCTCGCAATGTTGATTTTCGCCACCTCAGGCGGCCGGCTTGCAGCGTCGATCAGCTGCTGTACGTCTTCGCTGGCACCGTAGCGCCTCACCACGCCGACGAACTCCTCGACGTCATGTCCGCGCAGGTAGAGCTTGGGCATCCCGTCCTTGGTGAACTTGGGCGCGCCATGCTCATCGGTCGCCTGGGCGATGTGGTACAGCTCGTGCTCGACTAGGGCGCAGAACTCAGCATCGGTGCACTGGGAGCAGTAGTCAGCTGCCAGGGTGATGAGGTAGGACGGCTCCTCGCCGAACCACTGCCGCATCTGCTGCTCTTGCCGGGCTTTCTGCCAGCCGCCAGCACGGAACATCAACTGCTCGGCCTGGCCTAGTACCACCCGCCCCTGCTTGCCGAATCCGCTTGATGCCCACAGCACGCCGATGTTGGCGTCGATCAGGTGGGCATGCTCCGGATTATGAATGCTGCCAGTGTCGGCGAGGATCTCGCTCTGCACCCAGTCCCACACACCAGTGGCCGGGCGAAGCGTTAGCCACAGAGATTCGAGCAGGTCAGCTGGCGGCATCGGTCTGATCATGCTCTACCCACACCTTGAAATAGTGGCCGATTGCCGGTATTGATGGGGATCCAACCACCTAAAGGAATTAGCGTATGTCTGTCGTTGGAAAACTGGTTGCCGATGCGTCCAGCTATCACACCACCAACCCAGAAGGCCAAAGGGCATTTGCTGTCGCTGCTGCTGCAGAACTCATAGCAGCACGGGTAGGGGTCGAAGGCCACGTCAATCAGCTGATAAATGAAATGGAGAGGCTCTCGAAATACGCCGATCTGATCCAAGAAGCTCTGAAAGTGAAGTAGATCATCCGTGCCGCACTCACCTGCGGCACACCTACCCTGCCAGCTCGCCAATCCTCATCGACCTGATCTTCCCCCCGGTGCTGGTGTCGCGCCTGGCAGCCATCTCGACGGCCTTCTCGGCAGATGCACCCATATCCATCGCAGCGAATGCGTATGGCGTACCGCTGCCGATGGCATACGGTCGATCACGCAAAACTGGTGACTTCCAAAGCCCCGTGGCGTCATCGACAGCGACCATCATCAGGCTTTCGCCATCAAGGACGAGTGCCGTTGCGTCGATGTTTCCATCCGGCTTGGCGCCGAAGTACGCATCAACCAGGCGCTGGAAGTCGGGCACGGCACCCGAGCAGAAGAACTTTACGCCGCCCTGCTCGATGCACTTCTCATAGTCGTCGTAGGTGATCACGTCACCACGGGCGATCTGTGAGTCATAGGCGATAACGCCATCCTTGTAGGCGATGGTGGTCATGGCTGCACTCAGCTGAATGGGTCGGCGGGCTTAGCTATCGAGCGCACAAACCACATGAAGCCTTGCTGCAGGTTGGTCTTGGCCAGGGCCAAGGTGCGCTGATCTACGCCTTCGATCTGACCGATCTGCTTGAACAGCTCGCCGGCGTCGGCCTCCAGGGCCTTGATCGAGTTCATGCCGTCGATCTCGCTTTGGGTGAGGTCGCGGTAGCCGGTGATCTTCTTGTGCTGGTTGTCCATGGTGAATCCTCTGGTGGTAGCGCCACGAAACGGCGCATGTCTATTTTGTGGCGCGCGCCCTGTGCCTGGACTGATCGAACAACCTGGCCACATTGCCGCGGGAGCGCAGCGCCAGGATGAACAGGATCCCGAATATCAGGGTGCTGGGCACCGATGTGGATGGCCACTGCCCATAGAGCAGGATCGCGCCGACGATGCTCAGCCACTCCTGGCCGAACAGGGATGCCAGGCAGAAGGCGCACAGGCTTGGCAGGAACTTGTAGCTGGACCCGCCACGCCGGTACATGAACGCGATGACAAAGCAGATCCCGCCGCAGAACCCGGCATGAGCCAGGGTGATGGTTTGGTCTAGGGTCATTGGCCCCCTCGCTTGGGGAACAGGCTGCCGATTGCTGCTGGCAGCTCGGTTACCCACTTCGGCAGTTTGCCGGTGGTGATCGACTCCAGAACGCTGATGCTCACCAGGACGGTGGCGAGGCCACAGCTGAAGGCGGCAATGCCGCTGGTTTTGGTCCAGGCCTGGGCAAGGATCTCGGCAGAGCCGTAATACCCGCCGATCCAACCGGCGAGCAGGTAGCCCATGCGCTGCCAGAGGGTGATGTCCTTCGCCCAGAGTATGAAGAGCAGTGCGCCACCGAAGGCGCAGACAACAGCGTTCAGATCAATCGTGGGAAGGCAGCTTGCCAGGGCAATGCCGCCAAGCCCTACAACCGTGCAGGCAGCTGCAGAAGCGGCATCGACCATGTTCAGTCCCTTAATGCTTGTAGCGGAATGGCGCAGGGCCGTGGAAGTCCACGCCCGTGGTAAGTGCCCATGCCGCAAAAATGAGGATGCCGACGCTTAGCGTTGCAGCCAGGAAGATTGCCCGGCGCTCTTGGGGCGAACCGTCAGGCCTTTTGAGGCCCTGGATGATGAAGAGGCACCCGAGGAAGATGTTCGCGCTGATGTCGCGATGCATGGCGTAGCTGGCGAGAGCCATGGCGAAGGCCAGGAGGCTCCAGCACGTTGACCGGGACATTCAGCCTCCGGGACTGTTGAGGGCCTCTTTGGGCAATAAAAAACCCGGCTCAGTGGCCGGGTTCAATTTGTCATCCTCACACACGCAGGAACGACAGGATGGAGATATATTGGCTCAATGGCTCATTCGTCGTCAAGCCACATTTGCCACCAAAAGGCCTTCATGGTCGAGAATGTGCTGCGCCTCAGTCAAGGCCTCGTCAACCTTGGAGTCTAGAGCCTTCCGGATATCACGCCGCCACCGCTCCTGGGTCTTGATCGGGTGCGGCTCGTTGCTCCAGTTGTCCATCTCGTACCACGCGGCCGGTAGCACGCTGGTGCTGCGCTTACCATCCACGCCTGGCAGCTTGGGCATTGCCCAGGTCAGGATGGCGCAGTGGCGGAAGCGCTTGGGTGCCGGCGACCTGTGCAGTCGGGTGATCTCCTCGATGGCCGCGTGCTTGCGGTCGACGTGCGTGGAGTACTTCGCCACTAGGTGGCGCCAGTGCTCCTCGCTGAGGTTCTTGTGTGGCCGACCGAACACCCAGCAGTCCATGAGGAATGCAGCTTCCTTCCCGATGATCTCGCCCTTCTGCTTTGCCGCTTGGACCTTCGGCTCGAAGTCGCAACCGCCCGCGCTGTTGATCGTCTCGGCCGCCAGGGCGCGGACCACTGCTGATACCACGTTCTGATAGTTCATTGCTTGCCCCCGGCCTGCTTGGCCTTGCTCAAGATAAATTCTTCGTAGCTGCGCTTGCGGCGCACTGCTCCTGCCCAGGACAGCGCCACACCACCCACCACCATGAGGGTGGCCAAAATCAGAAATCCCCATGCTGGCGTCATGCCGCTGCCCTCCTCAGGTCTTTGAGCTTCTGCCGGTACAGAGCCTTGATGGCCTGCAGGTCTTCGATGGTCAGGCGCTGGGGCTTATGAGGCCCTTCAAGCCAATCCACCTGGTCGGCGCCGATGCGCTTCACCAACCGAATGCGGTACTCCACCGCGTTACCCGACAGGTTCCGGTTGCACTTCACGCACTGGCGGTGGACGTTCAACGGCTCGAAGCGCAGCTCCGGGCAGGCGCCCACCGACCGGTAATGGCCGGCGTCCCAGCGGCTGCCGGTGATGAGGTCGTGGTCGCTCGGGTTCGAGTCGCAGCTGATGCACGGCAGGCCGGCGTCACGCTCGCGGATGTAGGCATTGAACGCGGTCTGAGCCTCGGCCATGTGCTCCCTGCGGGTCTTCAGCTTCTCCCGGCGCTCCTGCAAGTCCTGCCGGGCCTGCTTGGTGATGGCCTTGGCCGCGATCTTCTGCAGCTTCGGGTCTTTGGCCATAGCCTTGGCACAGGCAATGCTGCACACCTTCTGCGTAGTCATGGTCGGCTTGAAGGGCTTGCCGCAACCTGGTGCCTTGCACTTCTTCGACTTGATCTCGGCTACGCGCATGGCTCGGCCTCCGATGCGTAGATAATTCCTGCCGCCACTGCCTTAGCGACCAATTCCGTACGGTTGGAGGCTCCCAGGTGCAGGCGGGCATCCGCCATCCTGCTGGTGACCGTTCCAGGCGAAATGCCGAGCTCGCGAGCGATCTGCTTGCCGCTCTTCCCTGTTGCAGCAAGAACCACACACTGCACCCCGCGCCGCGTCAGGCCATGGCCATACAGCCCTCGCCAGCCTGGAGCTGCGAAAACGCCTTGGTCCTTGTTCCGCTTGAGATTTGCTTCCTGGCTCTTCATGCCGCCGCCTCCCACTGCTCAGGCATCTGCCCTTTCGGCTCGCTCCAGCGCACACCGCGCTCGGATCCGAACACGTACATGCACTCGATCACGTCGCCCAGCTCAGCCACGGACATGCGCCGGGTGCTGACGCCCAGCATCACGACACCGCCGTTGATGCCAGAGGCCATGCGCACCTCCTGGCGGGCTGCCGCGGTCATCAGTGCCTTCCAGTCCTCGCTATCGAGCTTCTGCATGACACCATTCACTGGCCATTCAACTTGGCGCGCGATATCGGCCAACATGGCCCAGAGCTTCGCGTTCTGCTCCAGGGTGCGACGGGACTTCACCGGACGGACAATGATTTCGATGGCCCCGGCCACGGCAAGCTCGGTTGCAAACAAGTACGCCAGCCGGAACACGTCACGGACACGGCTCGGGCCGGATGACCAGAAGTGACGCGGCTTCGCGATTGCTTCACTCATGGCCGAACCCCCGTCTTCTTGCTCACCTTCCCCTCGGCTTCCAGCTGGCGCATGGTCTTGCGCAGGGTGTTCAGGTCATAGGCGCGCATCATTGCCTTGATCCACTTGTTCACGATCGTGACGCAGGCGTAGGACAGGGCGAAGAGCACCAGGGCTACCAAGGCAGTTCCAGCGCAGGCCATGACCGCGTAGCCAAGCCACATGGCAAGAGCGTTCATGGCGCCACCTTCAGGCCCTGGGCCTCGATCGCTTCCTTTGCCTCAACTCTGCGGCACAGGCCGAATATCTCGTCTGCATCCTCAACGTCGCTCATGCTCGGGACGAATTCATGATGGCGGTGCGAGTCATACGCGCCCTCAAAACCAACTACCTTGGGCAGCTCCACCACCACAGCCTCGCGGGAGGCCTGCCAGCAGACCCAGTGCTCAACAAAGCGCTCGTACATGGCGACGGTGCAGAGCTTGAGGTGGAACAGCACGTAGCGGGCCTGCTCGGCATTCCAGCAGGCACCCTCAGGGACTGAATAGCGCTGTTCGAACTGCTCACGGCTGATGTCGCGCATCTTGTTGGTGTCCATCAGTGCTTCTCCTCGGCCAGGTACTCGTGGCAAAGCTTGCCCGTGGCCTTGTGCTCTAGGTTTCCTTGGCGATTGGTGAAGAACTCACCCTTGGGCAGGTATTCGCGCTTGAACACGCCGTGCCACTTGCCGATGCTGGGGTCACACGCTGCGCACAGCTTTCGGCCTTGGCATGGATTCCCCTCGTCGTTGCGGAACCAGTAGCCACTGGTAGCGGTGTTATCGCGGCAACCGCACTCTTCACACTGGAATAGGCTCACACCCCCTCCCCGGCCGGCTGCCCGGCGCGCTTGATGCTCAACTGAGCGACTGCGGCGCGTGTTTGCCGCTTGCGCAGATAGGTTTCGATGCGGCGGCGCTGGTCTTCCTTGGCGCGCTCGCGGTCTTTCTTGGCCTTGGCGGCCTTGAGGATGCAGCGCACCTCGGCGAGCTTTTCGCGGGTCTTGGCACTGGCCTGCGGGCGCACCTCGCCGGTGAGCAGGCCGGCAATGGCCTGGCCGTCTTGGGTGATGGGCGCAATGCGCAGGTCAGCCAGGTACTTGGCCCCGGTCTCGTGGGTAATGAGCTGGGCGCGGACGGCGGATTCGATCGCCACTACCCGGCGGACGGCGTCGTATCCCAGCGACACTTCCCACTTGGCCGGCTGGTCCTCGGCCCGTGCGAAGCTAACCAGGCGCTCGTAGGCGCTCATGAAGGCCATCCGGGCGCCGATCTTGTCGCCAGCCTCCAGAATCGGAGCGGATGCGATCATGGCCTGGCGGATTTCAGTGGTGAGCACCACGGTCTCGTGCTCGTCACTGGCCGCCAGAGCGATCGACCACGCCTCGTCCTTGCCTGGGCGGGAGTCAGCCGCGTGGATGTGCTTGAGGACCATGCCGAGCGAAAGGCGCCCAGCAGGCTCTCTACGGCACGCGCGCAGTGCTCCAATGATCACGCCGGGCTCATGCGCCGAAAGATCCTCAGCGATGAGCTGAGCGCCTCCGGCGCTGATGGTCTGCCCCATTGCCTCGGCAGTTGCACAGATGGCCACGGCCAGTTCAGCCTGTTGCTCAGAGGAAAGCATTGCGCTTACCTCCCTGGCTGTTGCGGATCGCGTCAGCTGCTTCCTGCGCCGCGTTCATGTTCGCTTGGGTCTGCTCCTGCTGGCGGGCAGTCGTGGCGTTCATCTGGCGGTTGGTGACCCATTGGGTGTGGTAGGCCTCGGCCTTGGCCAGCAGGTCGCCCAGGTTGTGGCAGCCGTTGATCAAACGGGCGTCGTTGATCGTCAGGAAATACGCGGCCACATGGTGGGCAGCCTCAATGCCAAGCCGGCTGATCAGCTGGCCAATCTGGCCGCCGGCCTTGGCGTTCCATACCGGCCATGTGTGGTAGCGCTTGCGGTAGGCCATGGCGTAATTGGCCCAGGCCTTGAAGGTCTTGCACGCAGGATCTTTCGGGCCAGGCATATCGGCAGGTATTTCGCAGCGCGGTTGCTGGGCAACGAAAGGCACCACCACGCCCTCCGCGACCACGGCTTCAGCCTGGGTCGCAACCGGTTCAGTGACTGGTTCTATTACTGCTTCAAAAGAGTGACTGGTTCTGGGGTCATCTGCCGCCCCACCCCCTAGGTCATCTGCTGCCCTAGGTAGGTCATCTGCCGCCCCACCTGGGTTTTCTGCCACCCGGGGTAGGTCATCTGCCGCCCCACCACCTGGGGCAGGAGAAAACCCACCATCCAGATTCAGGTGGAACAGGTTGGACTGGTTCAGCTCACCCTTACGACGATACTCGCGGCGTACCAGCCCGGCCTTCTCCAGCTCACGGATATGCGACTTAACTGTCGAACGCGCGATCTCGCACTGGTCGGCAACGTGCTGATAAGAAGGCCAGCACTCGCCCATGTCATTGGCGTTGTCGGCCAGCTTGATGAGCACCAGCTTGCGCAGCGGATTGCCGACCTTGGTCTTCATGGCCTTGACCATCAGTTCCATGCTCATGACGGCTCGTTCCCTTCACGCATAGCGCGCAGCTTGTCGCGCTGGATGATTTCGGTGCACTTGGCGTTTCCATAGAAGCAGGCGTCTGGCATGCCATTCGGATCGGAAAGGCAGCAGTCGGAGCAGATCCAGCCGCATTCGCCCCGTGCGGCCTGGTCGGTCCAGTCACGCATCTGCTTGTTCATTCCATCCAGGTAGGCTGGGAACTCTCTGGCCGGCATCTCGGTGACTTTCACGAGATCGCTCATGCTGCACCCCGCACGGCCTTGTCGTGGGTGTGCAGGCCGTCCCTGGCATCGTCGAGTGCGGTGATAAGATCGCGGGCCTTCTGAGCCGCAGCTTCGAGAGCTGCGTCACGCGGGAGTGCTCCGTCCTCGATCAGCAACACGAGATCCTTCGCCGCCTCCATGAGCTCGCAATACTGCGAATAGTCACCGACCCCGGCAGCGGTGACGCGACCGCCCGCAAGCTGCATGCCCAAGTGAATAGGCTCTACAGGGGCTTCTACAACAATGGTCACAAGCGTCATGGGCGCGGCCCTCCAGCCAGATCTACCAGTTCGAGGAAACGGTCCACGTACCAGTGGGGCTGCGTTTCGCGCGGGCACTGGGGGCTTGTCAGGTTTTTGCCGTAGCGAAGGCCTTTGTCGGTGATTGCCCAGAAAGTGACAATTTCCTGCTTGGAATTCTTGCGCTGCATTACTTTGAGCAGGCCGGCCTTCTGCAGGGCCTTGTTGAACGACACTGGCGAAATACGGATACCGTTGTCCCTGAGCAAGGCGGTCAGGGCCTTGGTTGGCAACGAGCTACCACCAGCTGCGTCAGCCGGTGCATCCACGGCATAGCTGGGCAGGAACTTCGGATCGAGGCCGTTGTTCTCGGCGATCTTGGTCAGCATTTGCATCTGGCAAGACGCAGCAGGCTTCAGCAGGCGCGTGAAGCACTCCATGATGGCTATCTCGCCAATGACCTTGGTGCCGTTGGCAATAACCGCCTGGCGGGCTTCAGACTGGCCTTCCAGCTCACGCCAGCGGCGAATCACTTTCATGCGCAGCCCGGCGCTGTAACCGGTTAGCAGGCAGTCGGTGTGCTCGCGATCAAGCAGATACTCGACCTGCTCTCGGTTCTGCCCGTCCAAGTAGATGTGCTCAAAACTGAGTACATCTGCTTTCAGTTCGGCCAGCATGGTCACAATGTCACGCTTCACGTTGGCGTGACGCTTGCCAGTCAAGCTGGCGATTTCACGCGACGACATCGTGCGCGCCACGAAATCGTGGCTCGCATTTTGTGGCGCGGGCCGGATGAGGGCCTGTACACTTGGGGTCTGTAGATGCATAATTGGTCTCACTTTTATGCGTTGCAGAGAGCCGGGGTGCCACCCGGCTTTTTTGTGCCCGCAATTCGGGCTTATCAGGGCCTGTTCAGGCCTTGCGCTGGAACGGAAGGACCGTTCCCCTCGCGTTTCGAGGTTTCGTTCGGCTGGCCAGCTCTCGATCAATCAGCTCGGCTGCTAGCGCTTCAGGAGTGATCCCCCGCTTTCGCGCCTCTCGCTCAAGCAATTCCATCGAGCCCGGGTCCAGACCGAATTGTTCGGTCGGCATAGGGCCTCCTCGCGGCCTTCAGGCTGCGGTTTGATCGCCGGTATTCTCCGAAGCCAGCGCAGCCAACTGCGCTTCCAGCAGTTCGCGGCACAACACGGCACGCTGAGTGCGGTGATACGCGGCCAATGCCTGGATCAGGTTAAAAGTGTCCTCATCGACCCGGACCTTGATCTCGCGGTCATGCAGGTGCTTGGGATTGGCATACATACGGGGCACTGCTCCTTGCAGGTGGTGAGCGGGTTAAGCGGCGGAAAGCGCGTGGGTCGGGGTGCTGTCGATCTGGCTCCATGGGAACGAAGGACACAGGTCGGCACGATTCACGGCGCCATTCGTAAGCGCCTCAATCTGTAGTGCGCGCTTGGCTGGGACCGTGCGCTCTCCTGAACACCATTGGTTGACGGTTGGTGCCGCAACATTCAGCCGGCGCGCCAATTCCGCCTGGCTGCCCAGCACGCGGGATGCTTCTTTGGCTGCTTCTGCTGATTTCATGAGTTCTCTCCTGGAGATTTACCGATGAATATAAGGCATTACCTTATTTCGTACAAGCCATTGCCTAACCGCGCTGGCCATAGGCCTAATTAGGCAATGCTTACCGGACCAGAATTAGGTGCAGCCATTGATGCTGCGCGGATCGCCAAAGGCGTATCCAAGAAACAGCTCGCAGACGACTTCCAGGTGAAGCCTCCGTCGGTACAGGGCTGGGTGAAAAACGGCCGGATCGATAAGTCCAAGCTGATGGACGTGATCGCTTACTTTTCTGACGTGGTGGGCCCTGAGCACTGGGGGCTTCGCCCTGGCTTCTCCTACGAGAGCATCCAGGACGTCACTTCGGAGCCTGTCGCAGAGCCGGCGCCAACCTCAGCTGCCGACATGGTTCGCGCCATGCTCGCCAAGCAAGGCAAGAACTTGTCGGATTCTGCGCGCGCGCAGTTGATTGCAGCCGCCGAAGCGACCGATGAGGGAAATGTGATTACCGTAGACTTCACCCGCCCTGGCCTGGTCGGAGATGAAGTCCGGATCGCCCACTACGATATCCGCGCTGCAATGGGTGGCGGCCAGCTCCCGCACGACTACCCGGAAATGCTCAAGGACATTCGCGTCAGCCCCAGTCATCTGCGGGAAATCGGCGTCGAGTTCGAGGAGCACTACCACCTGAAAGTGGTCACCGGCTGGGGCCAGTCGATGGAGCCCACCATCAAGCACCGCGACCCGCTGATCGTGAACATCAACGTCCGCGAATTCGTCGGCGATGGGGTTTACCTATTCGTCTGGGATGACCTGCTCTACATCAAGCGCCTGCAGGTGGCTGATGAGGAACACTACGAGATGATTTCGGACAACCCGCGGCACAAGGATCGGCTGATCCGTCGGGACATGACCTACATTCAGGCCCGGGTGCTGCTGGTGTGGAATGCGCACCTGGTATGAAGCTGCTCTTTGTAGCTACAGCCCACGCCTGCGCACCAACGCTTAAGGATTGACAGCTATGGATATTTTTAACGGGATAGGCGATGAACCATACAAAATCTCCTTCTCTGAAGCCGTCCGCTTCTTTAAGGCGGTAACCAGCCCAGGACCTTGCCCGATGTGCGGCTCAGTATCGTGGCAAATCCCCATTCATACCCAAGAGTCACCAGTTACCTTGGTAGCGTCAGGGATGTACGATGCGGATGGTAAACCTCAGTACGAATTGAAACTTTCGTGCAATACCTGCGGCTTTCATCGAGCTCACGATGCCAGACGTATCAGGCTCTGGCTAGACAGCAATCCGGCGGAGGGTGAAACGTCAGATGAGTGACTTTCGTCCAATCTTCACCGATAACCATCTGCCTCGTTTCACCACGAGTGACAACATCCCCAAGAAGGCTGATACTCCGCCTATGACCCAAATCACTCGTGAAGAACTCAACGCCCGCCTTGAGAACCATCATCTCAAGAGCGATGCGCGCCTGAAGGATTTCGAAGGCAGGGTAGCTGACGGCCTGCTGAAAATGGACCACACGCTCCAGCTTCTAGACAAAGATCTGGCAGGAGTGCGCGGACTGAAGGGTACAATTATCCTAAACTCAGTGCTGTCAGTCATCGCGATTGTTGGCATAACTATCGCTGTTATGGCCTTTGGCGTAGCGAATTTCGATTCTGGCCGCGATACATCGGCAGCCATTCAGGAAATGAAGCAACAGTCGTTTGAAACTCGGCAGCTGCTGGAACAGGTTAAGGCTCAACAAAAGGCCTTGCCACAGCCTGCAACCCCGTAATCGAGTGAAGCCCGCCTAGTGCGGGCTTTTTTGTGCTCATCAGAAAGGCGCCTCCTCCTCCACCCTCTCCTCCTCCCAATCTCGCTCCGCGACTAGGTCGTCTCGATCATCCGCGCTCTGGGGCTCCCACCGAACCGTCACGCTCTCGTCGTCATTGAACGTCAGGTCCAGTTCTGGCGTTTCGGCCAGCAGCCCCATCACCTCCTCCCACTCCATGTCTCCGTCCGTGTCCAGGCGATGGATCGTCACCCAGCGCTGCGACTGCGCGATCGGGTGATTGATCATCGACGAGACCCGCAGGCCCAGCCGCTCAAGGGCGGTCATCTCTTGGCGCGCTTGTGGGGTCGACTTCTTCTGCTTGGCCATACCTTCCTCCGTTAACTGTACATCCATCCAGTATTAGGCAGAGCTTACCCGAGCCATCGAATGATGCAAGCCCGAATAGCTGATTAGGCGCATATGAAAAAAGTTAGGCATTACCTATTTACAAGAATTAGGCATTGGCTTATCGTTCACTCCATCGAGGCGCTACACAGCCCCTCGGGAGGCCCTCAAGCCTCACCGCTCTTTCACATTGATGGGAACCTCGCGGATCGATCCCGGCAACGGCACAGCGCGAGCAATAAATTCGATCCCCATGCCAGCTCTGGAACTGGTGAACAGACCGCATTGCCTCTACCGGCGACCGGCGATCAGACAGCCCCGAAAGGCTGCCCACGACAGGGATCACCCTGTACGGCTGACGAAGGTGAAACGCCTAAACCGAGAGAACGACCCGGGCATGCAATGCGCCCCGCCATCCCGGCGGTAATGGGACAGAACGATTCACTGAAGCACCTGGGCGACCGGGTGCTTTGGGAATTCACTGGAGGAACACAGCATGACCACGATCATCAAGGACTCCTTCACCAGCGGTGCACGGGTGAGCATGGAGATGGACAAGGACGCAGAGGAGCTTTTCGTCTTCCACTGCCCAGCCGGCCAAGGCTGCATCGTCAGCAAATGGCCGCTCGACAGCTACCACATGCCGATCGCCATGGCTCATTACGGGCAGTGCTGCGAGCTGGAGCGCGCAGTCTGATTTCACTGGCTGGCCTTGGCGACAGGGCCAGACGGGAAATCAACCGCCTTGGAGAGCAGTATGTACACGACCGACGATGAACTGAAGATCCGCAAAACTGGGCGCGTGACCATCACCAAGGACGGCATCAGCGTTGAAGGTTTCGACGTGAAAGGCGCGATGTGCCGCGACGTGGCGGTTGTTGCTGCGGCCTGGGCAATCGGTGAGCTGCAACGCGAAATGCTGAAGACCATCCAGAAGCCCGGCGGCGGGAAAATCAGCGTCGACTGAACAACCAGCTAACGACAGCCTGACGCTAGCTGGCCAGCCCGAAATAAACGTCAGAGTGCCGCGCTATCAACGTAGCAACTGATCAATAGCTTCGCGCAAGCGGTCAGCCGAAGATGAGTTTTCCAGCGAAATTTTTTCACGGATATTGCGGAGAGCACGTCGTGCGCTTTCATCACGCTCGAGCAACTGACGGGCTTGGTACGATCCGGCCATTGCGGCTAAGGCCATAGCCCGATTCGTACTGTTGTTTTTCTCGCTCGTGTTGTTCTGCTCGTAGAAGTCCATGAGCCGAGACTCGGGAGCATTCTTGACCTTGTCCCACATAGTGAGCAAGTTTCTGACCATCGTGTCGTTCATAGCCTTGCCTGCTGCTTTTCCTAGGCCAGCAACAATGTCGAAAAACCCCATGCGCATCATCCTTTGAGTGTTGGTTTTAGCGATTGACAGCTATCGAGTCGGCAGAAGTTGAGAAAACTTTAGAGCTGAATCTCATCACATCTTAGTTTCCCGCAAGAGTCCATGATGCCCTGCTCCCCATCGCAGGCTGCATCGGTGATTCATCTGCTCGCGGAAATGGCAGGCATGCCAATGCCGCTTGAGGCTGGTAACTCAGTTAGGTAGAGGCCAGTGCACGGGAGGTCGCGGGTTCAAATCCCGCTCAGCCAAACAGATGAATCACCGATGCAGTTTTCATCGATTTAAAGCGCATCACCGTGATGCCTTATGCGACGTAATGCTCACGACCATCAACTTAATCGACGTTCACCGCAGGCGAATCCGGGGCCAACCCGGCCAGACCAGATGCATGTGAGGTAGCGCTCACCGCCTGCACCCCTTCCCTTCACATACGACCGCATCGACAGGTGCCGGGCTTGGCTTTTCACGCCCAGCTTGGTCCCTGGTGCCCGGCACCTGATCAATGCGGTTGGCCACCGAGGATCACCAAATGGACTACATGGCAGCTCAAATGGATCGCCAGATCGAAGGCGCCCAGCACCGATACGACGACGCTCTTAAGGAGGGCGAACAGCCGGCCTTCCCTGTAGTTGCAAGCGAATACGGCGGCCACGGCACCTGTTTCGGCTTGACTATTCGCGATTACTTCGCGGCCAAAGCGCTGCAGGGGCTCATATCAACCGCAGGCGCTCCCTGCCTGCTGGGCGTGGGTGGTTGCGAGAACGAAACCGCAAGCACTGCCTACAAGCTGGCTGACGCCATGCTCGCCGCCCGGGTGAAGTCATGAGCGGCTGGATCAAGTGCTCTGAGCGCATGCCTGAGCTGCCAAAGGGTGGCGGCAAGGCCTGGGTTATCGCCTACACACCAGCACGAAAAGCACAGAGCGCCTTCAACGGCGCCCGCTTCCTCTACTGGAACGGCATTGACTGGCGCTACGCGGATGGCTCGCGCTTCGAGCACCGCGTGACGCACTGGCAGCCACACCTCGCCCCACCCACCGAGTAACCCACCACCAACCGGACAGGCGAAAACATGAGAACTCTAGTCCATGGCGTAGGAATCAATGACGGGGATTGGGGTGGCCAGGGCTGCACTGACGATCAGCGTTACAGGACCTGGGGTCACATGCTTGAGCGCTGCTACTCGCCACGGTATCTCGCTCAGCATCCAACCTACCTAGGCTGCTCGGTTGATCCCGAATGGCTCAGGTTCTCCAGCTTCAAGAACTGGATGGACTCCCAACGGTGGGATGGGATGGTTCTCGATAAAGACCTGCTGGTAATCGGGAACAAGATCTACAGCCCTGAAACGTGCCTGTTCGTACCGCCGTGGATCAACTCTCTACTAGCCAATCTCTCGACGAAAAATAGAACTCTTCCCATGGGTGTTCACATGCATGGGAAGAGCTTCAGGGCTAGGTACAAAAGCTTCGGGAAGACCACAAGTATCGGGATTTTTGACAGCGCGGAGGATGCTCATATCGCGTACCGAGTCCACAGGCTTGGCGAGATAAAGGCCCGCGTGAATCTCTATTGCGATAGCGAAGATGCCGACCAGGTTACATGCGCTGCTCTTTGGCGACTGTATGAGCACGAAGCCATTCAGGTCAGCAAATATCCACCTGTGAAGGCGCGCCCAAGGAGGCGACCATGACCGCACTTCGAGCAGCACAATGGCGGTATGACCATGCTGAGCCGGAAGACGACTCGGCGTATCAGGAAGCGGCGCAGAACTGGATCGAGAGCAAGGCCGAGGAGCTGGTCGGCGGCTGCGATGTTCTGATCCCTCAGCGTTTTGGCGGCCCGGTGGGCGTGCGCCAAGAGCAGTTCGTGGCCAAGGTCGCCGAGCACCTTCGGTCGCTTCAGGAAGCAGAGCAGGACGACATCACCGCCCTTGCCCAGCTTCTTCTACAGGCGCTGACCGGGGGCCCGGTGAAAAGCATGGTCGAGGACATCGTCGGCCAGAGCAATCACGCAAACGGCAAGCTGTACGAGATCGCCGAGGCAATGCTTGAGCGTTACGTGGACCAGGGCCTGAGCTACGAGGCTGACGAGGCAAGGCTATGAGCCCTCACAGCATCGCTACCAGCGCCATCGAGGCCGCCATCGAGACGATGCTTCTGCCGGGCTCAGGTCCGGTGGAGGATGCGAAAGCCGAGACGATGGTGGTCGCCTACTTCTCTCTTCTGGCCATCGACTCCAACGAGTTCAAACACTACTGCGAGCGCATTCGGCGTATTGCCGTTCGGCGCAAGGAGGCTGCATGACTACACCATTGATCACCACGCTCATCGACGAGCAGATCGCCGAACTGCCAGAGGCTCAGGCTATGCCGGCCGACCGGGTGCTGATGCTGTTCAAGGGCCCGACGTTCGCCGCAGCGGTGAATGAGGCGGCGCTGGCCAGCATCGAGAACCCCGCTGCCTGGAAGTGCCGCGCCTGCATCTGCGGGGAGTGGACGGTCGGCTACGAGGTTCGGGCGTGACCTCCTACCAACGAGCCCGCCGCATCGCGGCTTGGCGCGGCTCCTTCTCCATGCTCTTCGCCTGCACGTTCTTCATGCTCGCCAGCGCGCTCGCTGGCTGCATTACCTCCTGACGCAAGACGCCCGAGTACGGCGGGCCCCTTCGGGGGATAACCGTGCCCGCAAGGGAGCGTAAGCCGGCAAGAGCGCGCAACCATCACCGGCAGCCAGGGCGTTCGGCCTTACATCACGGGCGTGACCTGGCATTTCCCCTATTCCTACTGACGGCGCCGGCCTGGCGCGAGGTGTACCAATGTCCGCACAACAGAAACTGATCAAGATCGAAGAGATCAGCGAGGCGAACGCCCCGGCCATCTACGTGGCCGGCGGCCTGCAGCAATTCATCGACCTGGTGAAGGGTGAGGTACTGGGCGAAGTGCCTGACCTGAAAACCCGCAAGGGGCGCGAGCGCATCGCCAGCCTTGCCGCCAAAGTCAGCAAGTCGAAGACCGCTGTAGAGAAGCCGGGCCGCGACTACCTGCGCCGGCTCAAGGAAATGCCGAAGGTGGTCGAGGCCGAGCTGCGCGAGTTCGTGACCAAAATGGACGCGCTACGGGACGAGACGCGCCGGCCGCTCACCGAGTGGGAAGCCGCCGAGGATGCTCGGATCGACCGCCACAACGACGCAATCAACCGTATGAAGGACCTGGCCGCCGAGCTGGGCACCTTGGATGCCGAGCAGCTGCAGGCGCGCCTCAGCGAGCTCTCCGCGTTCCAGTTGGGCGAAGCGTGGGAGGAATTCGAGGCTGAGGCAGGTCGGACCAAAGAGGCTTCGCTGAATGCAGTGCAGGCCGCCCTGGTCGCCCGCCAGAAGTACGAGGCCGAACAGGCGGAACTGGCCCGCCTGCGCCGCGAAGCAGAAGAGCGCGCCGAGCAGGACCGCATCCGTCTGGCACAGGAAGCCGCCGTCGAAGCGGAGCGTCAGCGTGTGGCCCAAGAGCAGCAGGCAGCGCGTGAAGCCGCAGCCCGCCGCGAGCAGGAGCTGCTTGACCAGGCTGCCGCACAAGAGCGCGAAGCCGAGAACCAGCGCCTGCAACTCAAGCTGCAGGCCGAGCAAGCCGAGCGCGCTCGCATTCAGGCCGAGGCCGACCGCGTTGCGGCCGAGCAGCGAATGGAGCAGGAGCGCCAAGACGCCGCACGACGGCAAGAGGAAGCAGCCGAGCAGGCGCGCCAGGAAGAACGTCGTCGCGCCGATGCAGCAGCAGCCGAAATCCTCCGGCAGCAAGAGGCCCGCGAGCGGGACCAAGCCCACAAGGCAAAGGTCATGGGCGAGGCCAAAACAGCGTTGATGTCACTGAACATCACCGAGGAGCTGGCCAGGTCCATCGTTCTCAAGATCGCCCGCCGCGAAGTCCCGAACATCACCATCAACTTCTGAGGTCGCCATGAGCCAAGTAGCCAGGGTCGAAACCCATTCCCAGCCACAGGCTGTAGCCGCCGAGTCGGCGACCATCCTGCAGATCATCCAGCAAGTTGCAATGTCACCCAATGCAGACATCGACAAGATGGAGCGATTGATGGCGATGCACCGCCAGCACCAAGCGCAACAGGCGCAGCAAGCGTTCGATGCCGCGCTAGCCGCCATGCAGGAAGAGCTTCCGGTTATCCGTGAGCGCGGCGCAATCAAGGACAAGTACAAGAACGTCCAATCTACCTACGCCCTGTGGGAGGACATCAACGAAGAGTTGAAGCCCATCCTGGCGAAGCACGGCTTTGCACTCACCTTCCGAATTCCACGCACCGACAAAGGCATCGAGGTTGAGGGCGTGCTTAGTCATCGAGACGGCCACAGGGAAACCACATCAATCCTCCTGCCAGCCGATGCTACCGGCAGCAAGAATGCCGTCCAGGCCGTTGCCAGTTCTGTCAGCTACGGGAAGCGCTACACGGCAGGCGCTCTTCTGAATTTCACTACTACCGGCGAAGACGATGACGGCCAAGGAGCCGTACCGACACAGGTGCCTGATGAGCCGGTCATCACCCCGCGCCAAGCCGCCCAACTCGATGAGCTGCTGAAAAAATGCAGCCAGGTCCTGGTCGACAACTTCACCGCCAAGTACGGCTGCGCTGCCAACGTCTACAAATCCGAGTTCGACGTTGTGCTCGCTCGCCTCACCAAGTCGGCCAGCCGGCCGCAGGAGTAAACCATGCAGATCATCTCAGATGTCGAACAAGGCACTCAGGCCTGGCTAGACCTGCGCCTGGGCATCATCACCTGCAGTGAACTGGACTGCCTGCTCGTGAACGGCAAGGGTGAAGCCGGCTTCGGAGCCGGCGCATTCACCTACATGAACACGCTGATCGGCGAACGCATCACCGGCGAAGCGGCCGATCCATTCAGCGGCAACCGGCATACAGAGCGCGGCCATGAGCTGGAAGGCGTTGCTCGCAACCTCTACCGCGACAGCGAAGAGGTCGAAACGACCGAGGTTGGGATCATCCTCAACCACGGAATCGGCTACTCGCCGGACGCCCTGGTAGGCGACAAGGGCCTGACCGAGATCAAGACCAAGCTGCCCAAGCTGCAGGTCGACGTGATCCTGGGCGGCGAGATACCGAAAGAGCATGTCGCTCAGTGCCAGGGTGGGCTATGGGTGTCTGAGCGCGAGTGGATCGATTTCATCTGCTACTGGCCCGGCATGCCACTGTTCGTGAAGCGTGCCTACCGGGACGAGGCGATGATCCGCAAGCTCTCGGAGCGCGTGAAAACCTTCTACGAAATCCTCGACGAGCGCATGAATCGCGTGCTCGGAATCGCAGCATGAGGTGAGCATGAACCAATCCATCGACCTGGAGGCCGCCAAAGCGGCCTTCTTCGCGTCTGGCGGCCGGATCATTGTGCTGGAGGGGTTCCAGTACGTGCCCTTCCGCCAGCGTCATCACCCTGAGCCGAAGCCGAAGCGGGTCAAGCCAGTCAAGCAGGAGCGCGGCGGCGAGCGTAAAAGCCGCGCCAAGGCACGCACAGCTCAGGTAGAAGAGCTCGCCAAGACCATGACCTGTGGCGAGGTCGCAAAGCTCCTGGGCGAAACCAAGACCGCTCTCTGGGGCGTAGCGGCGCGGGGAGGATTCAGGTTCTTCAGCCCGCCGAAGCCGGCCACACCAGCAAAGGCAAAAGCCGAACCGAGCCAGGAGGATCGTGATCTCGCCGACAAGATCATTGCCCTGCGTGATACCGGCATGTCCCGGTGGGGTGTGACTTTGGAGTTGGGCATCGGTAACTGCAGGTTCGCGCGAATTCTTGCCGAGTTCGACATTGACTTCCCGCTCCAGCGGAATCGGGGGTAGGCCATGATCGCCACAATCTCCCAGCCCGTGCCCGCCGTTAAGTACGCGGCGGCCATGGCCAGGTCCACTGGTCAGCCTTGGGGCGTATACCGAGGAAACAAGCGTCTACTGGTGGTTATGCCGTCTGGCTCGACGAAGAAAACGCCCATTGAGGTGTGCCACCCATGAGACGCATCCAGAAGCTCACGCAGCAGCGTCGCCGCCAGCTGCACATACACATCCCGCCCAGCGGAATCATGGAGGTGCCGTATGGCGATGTCACCCAAGGAACGCGACGAGAAGCGCCGCGCCAAAGCCGCACGGCTGCAGGAAGAAGACCTGCGCTTGAAGGTTCGACCAGGGACTAAACAGGCCCTGCTGGAGCTGATGGAGTGGGCCGGGATCGAGGAACAGGGCGAGGCGATGACGCTGATGATCCATCACATCGAAGCACTCGGGCATCACGCCTTGCTCAGAATCGCGCGCCACGAAATAGAAGGCCACCGTTCTGTGGCGCGGACTGAGCCGCTTCGGCTGTCAGCCAGGAAGCGAACCGGACAGCACCTGCGCGCCATCTGCGGCTGGGCTGATGCTACCCTCAGCCAGATGATCGAGGCGCTGATTCATGGCATCCACGCCCTGGGCAGGCTGCACGCGGCGAAGTTTCTAACCCCGCCGCGCCATCAGATCAGCATCTCGCCACGCCTGGCCCTGGCCTTCGACCGGAAGAGCATGCTGATTATTCAGCAGGACCCGGGGGATGAGCTAATCAGGCCTGTTTTTTGATCATAGTCCTTTGTTTAGAACTGACTTGGCGAATTCCGCATGCGCAACCTTCTGCATTTCCAGCCAGTTATCGAAATCCGTGTTTTCCGATATGAAGGCGTCCCATTTATCGTCAGGGATCGCGGCGAAATCTTCAGCGGAATCGACTTTGAAACCGGAGGCTGCGAACAGCGCGTCAAGATCTTCAAACTTGCTGTGAGCAGCTATGAAAGACGGATTCATCAAATCCACAAGCTTCACCTGCTTAGTGGCTTGCAGCTCCTTTGCATTTTTGATCAGTTTGTCTAGACCGCTTCGGTTGATTTTGACCGACATACCTGACTCCGTTCTTCAGACCGGCCCCATGCCGGTCACCCGTAATACCCCATCCCAAACCAAATTGCCACCATGCGAGCAGGCCCAACTCAGGGGTTGGCATGACCCGCCGGTGGGGCTCAGCTAATGAATTCAAGAAACACCCATGCCCCCACAATCGTAAGCACCACCACAGCTACTACCACGAATACCATGTAGCGAAAATCGCCCTGGGTCATTACGGCATTCCCCAAATTCTTAGTGTTTCAGGGGTAGAGCAACTCTCATACCAACACCATGCCGCATCCGGCCACGGAGGGCGGCGCATGCATGGAGAAAGACATGAGCAACTACAACTGCGACTACGTCCGCCGCCACTACGATGTGCCGGCCGAGATCGGGCGCCGGGTGATCGCCAACGGTGAGCCGGGCGTGATCATGGCCGACCGCGGCCATTACATCGGCGTCATCCTCGACAGCGACCCAAAGAAGCGCATCCGCAACTACCACCCGACCTGGGAGATGCAGTACGGCGAGATGGCCGAGAAACTTCCGCTGAAGCAGTGGGAAGTGCTCACCAACGGTATGTATGACTGGGATGACGTCCGGTTCATGCTGGGCGATGCGCGCCATTACGTGCAGCGCGTGTGGGCAGCCACTCGCAGCCAGGCCAAGTACCGGGCCTATCAAGAGCTGGCCGAGTGCTTCAACGACGACGCCACAGCCATGCTGAGCTTCAAAGTTCGCGCTGCCGCCTGACCCTCCGGCGCTGCCCGCCAGCGCCTTCCCCTATTCAACGATAGGTTCGGCACCAAGGCCCTTCCGGTAGCGGGCAATCGCGATGATCTGGCGTAGGCAGATGACCATGTCCTTTTTGAGGTGATCATCAGGCAGGCCGATCTTCTTCAGCATTGCCTGGGCTTCTTCCTCGATCGAGGCAAGGGCCTCGGTATCGCTTTTCAGTGTCATGGCGACCTCCACGGGGTCGAGTCAGACATGAATTGATAGCCCAGCAGAACAATGCGCGCTACTGCGGCGCCTTCCCCTATTCAACGATAACGACTCCACGGCGAGGATCACTCATGAACCCAATCGCCCTGCAGGCCTTGCAAGACGCAAGGCGACGGCTTGTGAGGGCCTCGCCCGAGCCGTCACGGAGATTCTGGACCGACGCGGAAGTGAGCAGGCTCCAGGATCTGTACCCTGACACGCCAATGCCGGATCTGGTGCGCACATTCAATCGGCCCGACCACGCCATCTACAACAAGGCTCACGCCTTGGGCCTGACCCGAAGCGATGAATATCTCGCCAGCGAGCATGCCTGCCGCCTGCGACGGGATGACAACCCTGGAATCGAATATCGGTTCAAGCCAGGCCAGGAACCGTGGAACAAGGGCCTGAAGGGGCTTCAGATTGGCGGCGAAGCCACCCAGTTTCGAAAGGGCAATAAGCCTCACACCTGGCTGCCAGTAGGCACTGAGCGCGTCACCGAGGATGGGATACGGCAGCGGAAAGTTTGCGATGACGGTCCATCGTATCGCCGCTGGAAGTCAGTGCATTCGCTGCTTTGGGAAGAAGCCCACGGCGAGATCCCGCCAGGCCACCTGGTGGTGTTCAAGGACCGCAATCCACAACACATCGAGCTCGACAACCTAGAGCTGGTCAGCCGCGCAGAAAACATGCGCCGCAATACCATCCACCGGTATCCGCCTGAGCTCAAGTCGACCATCCGCCAACTCAGCAAGCTCAAGCGAGCTATCAGCGAGGCCTCTCGTGAAAAACAAGATGACTGACCTGCGTAATCACCTTTTTGCCACCCTGGAAGCGCTTCAGGATCGGGATAACCCCATGGACATCGACCGCGCCAAGGCGATTGCTGACGTCGGGAAGGTGCTGGTCGACTCGGCCAAGGTGGAGGTTGCCTTCATCGTCGCTACTGGTGCCGACGCCTCGTCCACCGGGTTCATTGAATCAGAGCGCTCACTGCCTTCGCCTGGTGCGCGCTAATAGGAGTTACCCATGCCCACAGAAAACCGATCCAGCAACACCGAGATGGTCAGCGTGCGTCAGCGCGAAGACCGCTACATCGTCATTAAGCGCAGTGACTTGGACAAGATTCCCGGAAAGCAGCGGCTGGAGTTCTCGAAAGCATCCCGGATTGTCCATGATCGGATGTTCGCTGCCGGCGCCCCTCCTCGACAGTTTCTGGTCATCGAAAGCGATTGGCCAGAGTATGAGCTTGCCTGGGCGTCAATTGAGGCTCGGGTTTTGGGATCAGATGCCGCACCCATCACGGGCTCCAGACTGCTTGAGCTTCACAGCTCAGAACTACGCGCCGCAAGAATGGAAATCACCACCTTGCGCGCCCAGCTGGCCGAGCGGGATTCGCTGCTGGATGGTCTTGACGAGGCCTGGAATTCCCATGGCGGAAAGGAAAGGTTCGGCGAGCTGATGAAGCAGGTCGAATCGCTATCCCACCAGACCCGAGATGGAGAAAAGCCATGAACACCTCCATCACTGAGCGGTGGTCGCCGATACCAGGTTTTCCAGGCTATGAGGCCAGCAGCTTTGGACGAATTCGTTCATTCATCCGTGCAAGGATCGTTGCTGGGGTCAAGCAGCCGCGAATCCTCAAACAGAAGCCAAACAAAGATGGATACCTTCTCGCATGCGTGACTCGAAAGCAGCGAACAGTTCATCGGCTGGTGGCTTGTGCCTTTCTTGGCGAGTCTGACCTTCCTCAGGTGAATCACCTCAATGGGGTCAAGTCGGACAACCGCATCGAGAACCTTGAGTGGTGCACGATATCTGAAAACGTCAGGCACGCGATTGAAACGGGATTGAGGGTTTACGGCACCGGCCTGCAGAGCCGAACCCACAAGGGCTGGGTTCAGGCAGAGCGCGGCGGCTTCGGTCTCATGCTGCGCGGGCATCGAGACCTGATCGCCATCGGCATGAACCCTTCTGTTGTCACATCCTGCCTGAAGGGTCGGCGGCGAACTCACAAGGGCTTCACCTTCTCCCGCATCAACACCCAGCTGTAACCCCTCTCCCCTCTATTTCGAGCAGGTCGCAGCACGAGGCGTGCTCCGGGCACCCTCAGTAGCAACCCGGCGAGCAAGGCCAACGCCCCACGCCATTGCCCTGGTCATCGATTCGCCAGGGCGAGAGTCAAAGGCCTCTTCATGCAAGGGCATGCCTGAAGGCGCATAGACCCCAATAAACATTTGCGTATTGCCTATCCGCGACAGCCGCACCTGGACATTTATGAGCGTTCCATCGTCGAGTGTTTCGTCATGAGTCCTATGGTGAAGCGTCGGGTCAGCCCAAGACCAAAAAACATCACCGCGAATTCTCATGCCGTCCTCCTACGACTTTAGTTGTGTGCGTTAACCCAACATAGCCTAACCGCAGCAGCTCGAAGCCGCATCTGAATGATTAATGATCTGAATCAGATAATTGGCTAGTACCGCTGTTCCTAACCACTTTCCCCTCTATTCACTGCCGCGATATGGCGGCCAAGGCGAAGCTATGTCTCAAGCAAAGGAAAGACCGATCCTGTTCAGCGGGCCTATGGTCCGCGCCATCCTGGAAGGCGAAAAGACGGTCACCCGCCGGGTGATGAAGGTTCAGCCGGTCCTGAAGAATGGGTTCTGGCAGGTTTACGGTGCCGGCTGGGGTGAGGGAATGACCAGTATCCCCGCCATGTTGGGTCACAGCCTCTCTACCAACTGCCCGTATGGCAGGCCAGGCGAACGTCTCTGGGTCCGTGAGACCTTCAGTCGCTCTAATCCAGGCGGTGACGAAGGCGTTTACTTCTACCGGGCAGATGGGCGATTCCCCGCAGCCATGGGCGGCGGTCGCTTCTACGGCGACGAGCGCTGGAAACCGAGCATCCACATGCCGCGGGTCGCCTCTCGGATTCTGCTGGAGATCACCAGCGTCAGGGTTGAGCGCTTACAGGCGATCTCCGAGGCTCAGGTCGTAGCGGAAGGATGTCAGGCGCTGGAAGGCTGCAAGTGGCATACCTTCGAGGAGGCTGCCGCCGGCGTTCCGATGCACGACCACACCGCGCGGGATGCTTTCGAGGCGCTATGGGAGAGCATCAACGGCACGGAGTCGTGGCCTGCAAACCCATGGGTATGGGTCGTTGAGTTCAAGAGGGTACAGCAATGACCCGCCTCGCCCTCTGCCTCCTGCTGCTGGCCACCGGCGCCAGCGCAACCGAGAACGTCATCGACGTGCAGCACGACAGCCAGCGCGGCGTGACCTGCTACCTGCTGAATGGGGTCGGCATCAGCTGCATCCCCGACAGCCAGCTGCAGGCCGGCAACGAGCGCCAGCTCTCCCCGCACGAAACCCAACCCGAACCTACACCCGCTCT